TCTCGGCCACCACCTCCGGGTCGGCGATGTCCCAATGAATGTCGTGGCAAAATCGGTGTCCGGGTAACGACAGCCGCGTCAGGTACATTTCCAGCGGCACCGACAGCTCCAGCTGCCAGCTGCGCGTTCGCGATGTCTCCTCGACCGCGTCGCAGAACTCGCGCAGGTCGGCGATGGTGCGAATCACCCGGGTACAGATGATGGTCATGGTCTTTCCTCTGGTTCCTGACCGGTCATTTTGGCTGGTGTGATCGGGGTGTACATCGGCCAAATTGGCCGGTCAAGCCGGTTATTGGGATTGTCCAAAAAATAGCATTTTCAGGGAAAATACGGTGACTTTTCACCGAATTGTGGCGACCAGGGCGCCCGTCTAACAAGCGTCTAACAATGGCGGCTGGCGAGTTGACCGCGGCCAAGTTGGCCGCCTAATGTCAGAGGGATGAAAAAACCACGCAATCACTGGCAGCGTGACCGCGAAATGGCCCCGGCCGAGCTGGCCGGGTTCATGCAACGCCATCGGCTCCCGCAAACCGAGATGATGGCCTATCTCGACATCGGCGAGCGCACGCTGCGCCGCTACCTGCGCGGTGCCGCCCCCATCCCCGTCCCCATCGTCCTCCTCCTGCGCGCGCTCGAGGAATTGCGCGAGCCGCCGGATATTCCTTAAGTGCCCGCAATAACTTATGGTCGGCCTGAAAATAGGAGGGGTACCCCCCGCGTCAAATGGCTAAAATACCTTCGCTAACGCAATTGCGTTGTATGGCCGGCGCTTTCACCGAGGCTAACATCAAGCTGCTCGGCGGTTTTGCGAGTAGCCCAGAGGTGCCGCTTGCATGTCGCATTCAGGCGATCGGCATGCTGCTCGATCGCGCGCACGGCAAGGCCGCGCAGCCGCTCACCGGCGAGAACGGAGAAGGCGATATCCGAGTGACAATCAGAAACATCATAGAAGAAAAACAACGAAGTGATAAATGATCGATATCGCGCTCCCCGCCAATGGCTGGCTCCCGCGCGATCATCAGATGCGGCTGTGGCGCTATCTGCACGAGGGCGGCAAGCGGGCAATAGCGGTCTGGCACAGACGGGCCGGAAAAGACGAGATTTGTCTGCATCACGCCGCGGTGTCGGCAATGCAGCGGATCGGCAATTACTGTCATTGTCTGCCGGAATACGCGCAGGGTCGTAAAGCCATATGGACTGCGGTCAATCCGCATACCGGAGCCCGCCGCATCGATGAGGCGTTCCCGCTGGCGTTACGCGCCAACACCAATGATCAGGAGATGTTCATTCGTCTGGTCAACGGCTCGACCTGGCAGGTGATCGGATCGGATCATTACAACACCTCGATCGTCGGCGGCTCGATCGCCGGCATCGTGTTCAGCGAATATGCCCTCGCCAATCCGAGCGCGTGGGCCTACTGCCGGCCGATGCTCGAAGAAAACAACGGCTGGGCGGCGTTCATCACCACGCCGCGCGGCCGCAATCATGCCTATGCGATGTTTCAGCACGCCGCGAACGCGCCGGGCTGGTTCTGCGAACTGAAAACCGCCGAGGACACCGGCGCGCTGACGCGCGCGCAGCTCGACGAGTCGCTGACCGAGTATTGCGCGCTCTACGGCGTCGATGCCGGCACGGCGCAGTTCCGGCAGGAATATCTCTGCGACTGGGCGGCGGCGGTGCTCGGCGCATTCTACGCGATCGAGATGGCCGCCGTGCGCGCCGAGGGCCGCGTTCTCGAAGTCGAGGCGCTGCCCGACCGGGCAGTGCATCGGGCCTGGGACTTGGGCGTGACCGACGATACCGCAATCTGGTTCTATCAGGTGCAGGGCGGCCAGATCGTGCTGCTCGATTACTACAGCGCGTCGGGAGTGGGGCTGGAGCACTATACCGAGATGATCGCGCGCAAGGAGCGCGAGCACGGCTGGAAGCGCGGCGCCGAGTATGTGCCGCATGACGCCAAAATCAAGGAATGGACCTCGGGCCGCACCCGCGTTGAAACCATGCAGGGGCTCGGATTCTCGCCCATGCTGGTGCCGATGGCCTCGGTCGAGGATGGCATCAATGCGGCGCGGCGCGCCTTGGCGCTGTGCGTGTTTCATCCGCGCTGCGAGCCCGGCCTGGCGGCGCTGGAGCAGTACCGGCGCGAGTGGAATGAGGAGCTGAAGGCGTTTCGCGCCAGCGCCCTGCACGACTGGTCCTCTCATGGCGCGGACGCTTTTCGCTACCTCGCACTGTCTTACCGGCCGGCGCCGGCGCGCGTCGTGGCGCCGCCCAGGCGCGACGGCTGGGTGATCCCGCCGCCTTCCGAAGCCAAGCGTGGTATGCAATTGTAATGATTGCATAACGGAGGGCCGCGCATGGCCGGCAAGCAGCCATCGGACTATCCGTCCTATTCGCAAGAGAGCGACCCGCGTCCCTATACGGCGCCGGCGCCGAACGATGCCGATATCCGTCACGATGAATTGGAATACGACCCGAGCGTCGAGCCGCGCAAGGCCGGCGCCTGGCTCAATCTGATCGAGGAAAGCGAGAAGGCGTTCGAGGACTGGCACAAGCATTGCGACCTGATCGACACGCGATTCGCCTCGCTGTCGCGGCTGTCCAACATGGCGCGCAACAAGGAGTTTCAGTTGTTCTGGGCCAACTGCGAAGTGTTGAAGCCCGCGATCTACGCTACGCCGCCGGTGCCGGTGGTGGTGACGAAATTTCAGGATCGGCGGCCGGTCTATCAGGCGGCGAGCGAACTACTGGAACGCTGCTGCACGGTGGCGTTCGACGTCGGCCGCATCAATGACGCGATGCTGCTGGCGCGTGATGATCTGGCGCTGGCCTCGCGCGGGGTGATCTGGGTGCGCTATGAGTCGGCCAAGGGTTCGAGTCACTATTCGCACGAGCGCGTCTGTTACGACTTTAAGAACCGGCGCGATTTCCTGCATAGTGTATCGCGCACCTGGCCCGAGGTGTGGTGGGTGGCGGCGGCGAGCTATCTCACGCGTGATGAAGCGCGTGCGCGCTTTTATCAGCATTCCAAGAATGCTTATCAGGACGCCGAGTACCGCGTCGACAAGGATATTCAGTCGATCGGCGGCGCCGATAATCGCGAGCGCGCCAAGTTCTGGGAAATCTGGAACAGGAACGAGCGCCGCGTGGTGTGGGTGGCGTGCGGCTGCGAGGACATTCTCGACGAGGACGATCCGCATCTCGAACTAGCGAACTTCTTTCCCTGTCCGTGTCCGGCCTACGGCACGGTGCAGCGCGGCTCGCTGGTGCCGGTTCCGGACGTGCTGCAGTACAAGGATCAGCTCGACGAGATCGACATGCTGACCGGCCGCATTCATGCGCTGTCCGACGTGATCGAGGCGAAAGGTTTCTATCCGGCCGGCGGCGCGGAATTGTCCGAGGCGATCAATACCGCGGTGTCGATTAAGACGCCGGGCCGCGTGCTGGTGCCGATCAGCAACTGGGCGGCGTTCGGCGGCTCCAACGAGGTCATCATCTGGCTGCCGATCGACATGATCGCGCAAGTCGTGACGACGCTGGTCGACCTGCGCAAGCAGGTGATCGACGACGTGTATCAGATCATGGGGCTGGCCGACATCATGCGCGGCGCCACCGATCCGAGCGAGACGCTCGGCGCGCAGCAGCTCAAGACCCAGTACGGATCGAGCCGGGTGCGCGACAAGCAATACGAGCTGGAACGCATCGCGCGCGACCTGGTGGAGATCACCGCGGACATCATCACCGAGAAATTCGATCCGGTGACGATGATCCAGATGTCGCAGACGCAATTGCCGACGCAGGCGATGCAGACCAGACAGATCAAGGACATCCAGAAGCAACTCGCCGATCAGCAATTGGCCATCCAGAAATTGCAGCAATTGCCGCAGGCGCAGCAGATGGCGCAGCAAAACCCGGATCAGGCGGCGCAAATGCAGCAGCAGGCGCAGCAGATGATTCAATCCGGCAATGACACCATTACTCGATTGTCGCAGACGCCGACGCTCGAGCAGGTGCTGGAATTCCTCGGCGATTGCCGCGCGCGCGAGTTCACGCTCGACATCGAGACCGACAGCACCATTGTCGTCGACGAGAACGCCGAGAAGGAACGGCATACGGAATTCGTGCAGATGCTGGGCGTGCTGCTGCCGCAACTGGCGCAATTGACGGCCACCGCGCCGCAGGCGGCGGCGTTCTGCGGCGAGATTCTCAAATTCGCCGTGGCGCCGTTCCGCGGCGGCCGGCCGCTCGACGGCGCCATCGACGAATTCGTCGAGCTTTCCAAGCAGACCGCCAGCCAGCCGCACGGCGACGATCCGGCGACGGCGGCGGGCAAGGTGCAGTTGCAGATAGAACAGATGAAACAGAACAGGCAAGCGCAGCAGGATCAGGCGGCCAATGCGCTCAAGGCGCAGGAAATCCAGACGATCGATGAGCGTGAGAAGATGAAGATCGCCAGCAACGAGCGGCTGAAGATGATGGAGCTCAATAGCCGCGGCGCCGACGAGGCCGCCAAGGCGCGACGGACCAATCTGCAGGCGATGGCCGAGAGTCAGTCGCATCAGGCCGACATGCTGGGCACGATCGCCAAGGCTCGCGCCGACGAGCAGACCAATGTGCTGAAGCAGCGCGAGCTGGCCTCGCGCACGCTGCTCAACATGCACAAGGCGCAGCAGCCGCCGGTGCCACCGCGGGGGCCGTTCTGATGGGAATTCCGGTGATAACAGTCGCGGCCGGCGGCCTGCCGGTGGTCGACGTCGGCGCCACGACCAAGGCCGGATTGCCGGTGACCGAGGCGGCGAACGGCCGGGGCGTCGCGGTGACCAAGGTGGTCGGCAAGCCGGGATTGCCGGTGGTGTATGTCACGCCGCCGCTGTAGCGGGAGGAAACGAGGTGGCGGCGTTCGTTAAATTCAACGCGTTTATCGACGAGATCAGCAAAGGCGGGCATAACCTGCAGACCTGCGTCTATAAGGCGGCGCTGACCAACACCGCGCCGGCGCCGGCCAGCGATACGGTATGGTCGGCTGCGGTTTATCCGCCGCCGGCTGCGGCCGGCGGCTATCCCGCGGGCGGCAATACGCCGACTATCACTTCGGCCACGACGACGGGCGGCGTGTTCAAGCTGGTGCTGGTCGATAGCGTGTTTACCGCTACGGGCGCCGGCATCGGGCCGTTCCGTTATGTGATCCTGTACGACTCCAGCGCCAGCAACAAGCTGATCGGCTCGTATGACAACGGCGCCAGCGTTACGCTGAATGCGGGCGATACGTTCACTACGGATTTCTCAGACACGCTCGGCGTCTTCACCATAGCGTAGCACATGACACGGGTACCCGAGCGCTGGGACGTCGGGCAGTGGGACCAGGCTCACTGGGACGGCCAGCTCGGGCTCGATGCGGCGCCGGGTGCGATCGTCCTGACCGGCAGCGATGTGATGCTGCAGGTTACGCAGCACATTACGCTGACGGCCGCGGCCGGCGCCATCGTCTTGACGGGCAACGATGCCGGCTTGGCAACGGCGCGCCATCCGGTGCTGATCGCAGTGCCGGGCGCGATCGTCCTGGCCGGCAGCGACGCCGGGTTGATCGTCACGCCGGCCGGGGCGCGCGATCTGGTATTGATGGCGGCGCCGGGCGCGATCGTGCTTGCGGGCGCTGCGGCCGGCTTGCATTTGACCCGAGCGCCATTTGTCATGCCGTCGCCTGGTAGACTAGAATTCGGTCAGCGTGTGTTCATTCCGGGCCGGTGGTGATCGATAAGCCAGGGAATGACCTTGAGCGATAACGTAGGGAGTTTAAGCCATGGCCCAGAGCAGCACGACTTGCACGCCTCCGTCCCCGACACCGCCGTCGAACTTCTCTTTCGTTGGGGCGACACCGCCGCAGCCGCCGATGTTTCCCGACAATACGCTGTTTCCGCTGATGACGTCGCCGCCTTATTTCGACGACGGCAGCGCCGGGTCGGCCACGGCGTTCGCTGCCAATCACGCGGCACTCGCGTCGGGCACCGCGGCGGGTAACTGGCCAGCGGGCGTGCCGGGTGGAACCACGGCGCCGGCGGCGACGAGCATTGCGCACGAAGGCGCCGGGACCGAGGTCGTGGTTACCCAGACATACTCCGCCAGCATTTATAATCCGGCCGGGCCGCTGGTGACGACGTCGACGCTCGGTAGTTACACGCAGAATCCCAATCGCGATCATGCGTCGTCATTGAGCCCGGCGACCAATCCGACGCTGACCACGATTGCGCCGACCACGGCAGTGTCCGGCACCGGCACCACGGCGTTGACCGCCGTGACCGGTGTGGGCTTCAACAAGCAATCGATCGTGTATGCCAATGGCGTTGCGATCCCGACCGTGTTCGTCAATTCGACCACGCTGACCGCGACCATGCCGAAGAAGGCAACCGCCGGAACCTGGCCGATCACCGTCGTTACTGGCGGCGCGGTCACCACGACGGCGCAAACATTTACCTGGAGTTAGTCATGGCAATCACCTCCATCAACGAACCGCAAACGCCGGCTTTCGATCATATCGCCGGTGCGGTCAAGCCGAGCATTACCGCGATCGATCCGGCCAGCGCGGAGATCGGCGCGGACGATCTCACGCTTTACGTGACCGGCGAGAATTTCGGTCTGGATACCGTGATTTACTTCGCCGGGCACGACGAGCCGACGACGCTGGAGGATGACGGCACGGTCTCGACCGGCCTGAAGCCGTCGCTGTGGACCGCGCCGGCGACGGTGCAGTGCTACGTGCGCAACGGCACGCTGCACAGCGATCCGGTCGATTTCGAGTTTACGGAGGCGTCCGATACGCGCGATGCCCGAAACAGGCGCGATGATGACCGGCACGACGATGACAAGCGTCATGATGACAGGCACCACAAGAAGCATAAATGAGCGACTTGGGCGAACTGGTCGAGATCGCACCTAACCGATGGCGTTTCGTCAAGCCGAGCTCGCCACCGGCGCGCTCGGCGCTGCCGTGCCCGATGATCATTCGCGATGAGATCGACGCGCTGGAGCAGGTTGACGGCAGATTTTATACCTCGAAGGCCAAGTTCCGCGCGGTCGGCCGGGCGCTCGGGCTGACCGAAGTGGGCAATGAGAAGCCCAAGCCAAAGCAACGTATTCACAGCAGCCCGGCCGCGCGGCGGCGCGCTCTCGAACGCGCGATCGCGCAGTACAAGCAAGGGCGGCGACCACGTGCCGAGCAAGAGTAAGAAACAAGCGGCGCTATTTCGCGCGGTGGCGCACAATCCGGCCTTTGCCAAAAAGGTCGACATCCCGCAATCGGTGGGTGAAGAATTCTTCCGGGCCGATCAAGCCAAAGCCAATCGGCAAAAACGCCGTGACGCCATCGGCAAGGCGATGAAAAAGACCCCGCGGTAAGGCGGGGCCAAAGTCGAGCTTCGAAAAGCGCTTCGAAAAGCTTTGGGAAAACACTGTCTTATCGCTGATTTGGGTTGCGCACGCAACTTGGATCGGCCGGTCAGAGGGGTTTTCCATGTCCGATAGTCCAGTCGCGGCGCCGGTACCGGCAGCAGCACCACCCGCAGCGCACGAAGTCGTCGTCGATCAGAACCCGGTCAATACCCCGGCCCCCGTCGGATCGCAGGCGCCGCCGCGGCCGCCGGGCGAGGCGACCTCGCACGGCCGCCCGGAAAGCCGGCGGGAAGCGATCCAGCGGGCGTTTGCCAAGTCGCGGGAGGGCGTCGAGCTGCCGGCGGCGAAGGCGCGCATCGGGCACAATCAGCCGCCCGAGCCGATCGAGCAGGCCAAGCCCAAAGTCGCAGCCAAAGCCGAGAAGCCCGAACCCAAGGTGGCGAGCAAGACCGCGGCCGAGGTGCCGCTCAATCTGCGGCAGCGGCCGGTGGAGCGCGGAGAACACGGGCATTTCGTGCCCAAGGAACGCCCGGAAGCCGCTTCTCCCGCTCGGCAGCCATCGCCGGGCGCGCCGGTAGCCAATCCATTGCCGCCGGCTGATCCGTACCGCGAGCCGCTGCGGCGGATGAGCCCCGCCGCCAAGGCGGAATGGCACGCGGCGCCGGCGAGCGTGCGCGAGGACGTGCATCGCATGCACCGCGAGTTCGGCAATTTCTATCAGCGGGCCAAGGCGACGCATGAGGCATTCGCGCCGATCAAGCCGTATTACGACCTGGCGCGCTCGCACGGCACCACGCTCGATCGCGCGCTCGGCAACTATGTCGGCATGGAAAACAAGCTGCGCTCGGACCCGATTGGCGGGCTCGACGTGCTGGTGCGCAACATGAATCTGCGCACCGCCGACGGGCAGCAGATTACGCTACCGGACATTGCGCATTACGTCCTGTCGCGCACGCCCGAGCAACATGCGCTGACGCAAACCGGCAACGTCACCAGCGCGCACAATGCGCAAATTGCGCAATTGACTCAGCAGGTGACGCAGTTGACGGCGGCGTTGCAGCATATGCATAATCGACAGCAGCAGCGCCAGCGGTACAATCAAACGAAACGGGGGGTTGACCGGTTCGCCGAGACTCACCCGCGGATTGATGAGGCCGGCTTCAGCGATGTCGTCGTGCAGGAATTGCGCGCCGGTCACGGCCTCGAACAGGCTTACCAGCGCGCGCAATTGCTGCGACCGAACGTGCGACCGAACGGAGTGACGGCTCAGACCCGTCCCAATGGCGCGGCTCAGACCCGCACCGTCGACCGTTCCATTTCCGGTGCTCCCAGCGCTGCCCCCTCGAACGGCAAAGCGCCCCGCCGCGCCGGCGCCCCGCCGTCAAATCGCCGCGACGTCATTGCCGCTGCCATTCGCAAGGCCAATGGGTCGCTTTGATCTTTCTCATTTCGCCAATGCCTGGTGGCATCGGCATGTGGAGCGAACAAAATGCCCAATATCACCTCAAATGCCGCCTACCAGCAGATTCTATCGATGACGCTGGAGGAGCGGTCCGCCGATTATCAGGACCTGGTGAGCAACAACAACGCGCTGCTGGCGGTGTTGCGGCGCAAGGGATTGTGGCAGACCTATCACGGTCCGCAAATCCGCCAGACGCTGCAGATCGGCAAGCAGAATGCGCAATGGTACTCGGGCTATGATCAATTGCTCAATCCCGCGATCGATCTGTTCAACGACGCGTTTTTCAGTCCCAAGTTCGTCGTCGTGCCGATCGTCCTGTCGATGCAGGAAATCCTCAACAACGAGGGCGAGGGGCAGCTGATCGACGTTTACGACGCCTATATCGACGCTGCCGAGCGGGCGCTCGAGGACACCATGGACGCCGGTATCTACAGCGACGGCACCGCCAACGGCGGCAAGCAGATCACCGGCCTCGCCACTGCGGTTCCGATCGTCAATACCTCGGGCGTCTATGGCGGCATCGATCGCGGCACCGCCATCATCTGGCGCACGCAGGTTTTCGACGCGCAGAGCTTCAACGCGACGATCGGCACGCAGGTCACGTCGGCGACGATACGGCCGTTTCTCAATGCCATCATGACGCGGCAATCACGTGGTCGCGATTACGCCGATCTGCTGCTGATGTCGCCGGAGCATTACGCGGCCTATGACGCCGCCACCGTGGCGATCCAGCGCCAGACCAACGAAACCTCGCTGGGGCAACTTGGCTTTTCCGCGCTGGAATATATCGGCGGCGGCAAGCGCGCCGAGATCGTGCTCGATGGCGGCATCGGCTCCAACATGCCGGCCAACACCACGTTCGGGCTCAACACCGATTCACTGCGGCTGCGCTATCACCCCAATCGTAACTTCGACAAGCTGTTCGATGGGGATGGACAAATGCCCATCGACAAGGATGCTATCGCTCAGTTCATCGGTTGGGCTGGCGAATTAACCATGGTGAATCCTTTGTATAACTGGCGCTTCTTTGACAGTAATCCTGCGGCATAGCCATTGTCAATGATTTCTCGGTTGGCTATCCTTATCGGATTGTCAACTGAGGGTCTGGAAATGGCACCGCCCAGGACGGTCACGCTACCGACGCAAGACGAACTAAAACAACTGCTTCGTTACAATCAGAGAACAGGGCAGTTGTTGTGGAAGAAACGGCCTCGAAGCATGTTCAACAGTATGGATTCACATAAGGGCTGGAACGCGCGGTTTGCCGATCGCGAGGCATTCACGCACGTTAACCGTGGCTATCGTCGCGGCATGATCCATCACAACAGTGTCTACGCGCACAGGGCGATTTGGAAGTTAATGACGGGTGTGGATATTGAGGAAATAGATCACATCGACGGAAATCGCCTGAATAACACGTGGAAAAATCTTCGTATCGGCATCAGGGAAAATCAGAAAAATTGTCCGCGCCGACATGACAATACGTCAGGACATGTCGGAGTCGTGCGGCGCGGTGAACGTTGGATTGCGCAAGTTGGTCGGAACGGCACGACCATACACATCGGTATTTACGACACCAAAGAAGAGGCTATCGCCGCACGTAAACAGGCTGAAATTGGTTACGGCTTCCACCCCAATCACGGCCGCGAGGCCGCAACCGAGGACTCCAACCCGGCCGCGTAGGTCCACCTGCTACCCTCCCTATGCGGCCGTGGCCGGTGCCGGAATCTGCCCCCGGCACCGGTTTTCTCGAAGTGACGGAGCGAACGAATGGCGATCCTGCAAGACCCCGACAGTGTGCTGATCGTGCTGTTCAAGAACGGCACGCAGGAAAACCCGGCCAAGAGCCTCAAGGAAGGCCGGCCGATTTTCGACGACGTCGAACTCTGCGAAATCCGCCAGCCCGGATCGCGTGACGTCAAGATATTCCCGGCGCATGCGTTCTGCCCGGAGAAAAAGCGCGATTTATACAGCGGCGGCGAGCGTTCGATCACCTACGCCGAGCGGTTTGCGCATCAGTACAAGCAATTCGCGGCGCAAACCGCGCAGACCCGCACCGGTACGCCGTTGGAATTCGTGCCGTTTTTGACGGCGGCGCGGCGCGCCGAATTGCGCGGGCTCAACATCTATACGGCCGAGGCGCTGGCGCATATCGACGGGCAGGAATTGAAAAACTTAGGGCCCGGCGGGCGCGAATTGAAGAACCAGGCCGAGGCTTACATCGAGCAGGCCCGGCACGGCGCCCCGGCGTTGGAAGCGGCGGCGGAGCTCGAGGCGCTGCGCGCGCGCAATCGCGTGCTGGAGGACGACAATGCGGCGCTCAAGAGCGCGCCCAAGGAAAGTCTTAAAGAAAGTTTCGACGATATGAGCGTCGAGCAATTGCGTGAATACATCACCGAGCGCACCGGTCATGCGCCGCATGGGGCACTGTCGCAAAAGGTGCTCAAGCGCATGGCCGAGGACGCCACCACGAAGGCGGCTTGATCCGATGTCGCTTCTTAGCGTCGTGCAGGATGTCTGCGAGGTGGTCGGCGTCGAGCGTTTGACGACGATCTTCGGCAGCCTCAACGCGCAGCGCACGCAGCAGGAAATGCTGGCCTGCGCCAACGAGATGGCGCAGCAGATGGCGCGCGACACTCGCGACTGGTCGGCGCTCACCGGGACCGCGACATTGACCGGGGATGGCGTCGCCACCGACTTCGCCATGCCGGACGATTTCTGGCGCATGCTGCTCAACGGCAATGTCTGGTCGTCGCTGTCGGCGCTGGTGCCGCTGCGATTCATCGGCAGCTATGACGAATGGCTGCGGCGCAGCGCGACCGCCTATTGGGACAGCCGCGGCTCCTACATCATCCTCGGCGATCGCATGCACATCCAGCCGACGCTGGGCGTCGGCATGACCGCGACATTCGGCTACATTTCCAATCTGTGCATCAAAAACACGGCCGGCGCGCGCCTCGATCGGTTCATGGCGGACGACGACAGCTACGTGCTCGACGAGCGGCTGTTGAAGCTGAACATGATCTGGAAATGGAAAAGCAACAAGGGGTCGCCCTATGCGGAGGACATGGGGACGTTCTTCGATGCGTTCGCGATGAAGGCGGGCCACGACCAGCCGGCGCCGGTCCTGATCGGCGGGGTGCCGATATCGTCGACGGTCAGCGCCACCATTGCCTATCCCTGGCCGCTGCCGACGCCATGAGTAGATAGCATGGCCACATACGCTGCATTTCGTAGGCAACCTGTCCCGGCGCAATATGCGCAGAGCCTGCAGACGACGACGCTGGCGGCGCCGACGCGCGGCATTATCGAGAGCGAGAACCAGGCTTACATGGCGCCCGGCGGCGCCATCGTGCAGGACAACTGGGTATCGACCTTGCGTGGCGTCAAGCTGCGCGGCGGCACCAGCGTGTGGTGCGATCTGCACGGGCTCGACGCCTGGGACGAGGGCGAGTGGGACATCTCGCAATGGGATGCGCCGGTGCCGCCGGTGTCGAGCCCGCTGCGCCAGCCGATCGTGTCGGCGTTCGAGTATGTCGCCGGCGATGACATTCACCGGATGTTCGCGGCGCAGCCGACTATTCTGTTCGATGTGTCCGAGCGGCTGCCGCTGGTCGTCAAATCCGGCCAGCACAGCGGCAACTATGCGGCGACGCAGCTTTCGAACCTGTCCGGCAATCATCTGATTGCGGTCAATGACGCCGGCGACGCGCCCTTGTATTACGACGGCGCGGCGTGGACCACGTTCGATGCCGATCAGATCACCGGCCCGGTCGGATCGAGTGTCGAGCACGGGACGAATCTGACTTACGTGTGGAAGTATCGTAACCGCATGTTTTTCATCGAAGGCGGTTCGATGAATGCGTATTTTCTCGATATCGATAGTTTCCAGGGCGCGCTGCAATTGATCCCGCTCGGCGGCAGCAATGCCAAAGGCGGCAGCTTGCTGTTCGGCGCCACCTGGTCCGGCGATACCGGGTCGGGCACCGACGACAAGTGCGTGTTCGTCACCACGGAAGGCGAACTGATCATCTTCAGCGGCAATAATCCCGGCGATCCGGCCGCCTGGCAGCAGCAGGGCGTCTACGCCATCGGCAAGCCGATGGGCATGAACGCGCACCTGGCGATCGGCGGCGATATCTTGATCATGACGGTGGACGGCATTGTTCCGCTGAGCGTGGCGATCAGCAAGGATTCCGGCACGCTCGATTTGGCGTTGCCGACCCGGCCGATCCGGTCGATGTGGCGCACTGAAGTGGCGCTGAAGGCTGATCGGCCATGGACGATGAAGCGCTGGGACAGCTACGGCGGCATTTTTGTGACCTGGCCGGGCGGCCTCGAAGGCAATCGCTATTGCGCGGCGATGAACAACGCCACCGCGGCCTGGTGCCGCTTTGTCGGTTACGATGCGTTCTGTTTCATGATGATGCGCGATGCGATGTTCTTCGGCACCTCGGACGGCCGCATCATGCAGTGCGAAATCGGCGGCACTGATGCCGGGTTGCCTTATGTCGCCACGCTGGTCGGCGGCTGGGAGATGTTCCAGGCGCCGTCCGCGATGGTCGTCTGGCATCAGGCGCGAGCGGTGTTCACCGCGACGGCCGATCAGCCGTTCCTGCCGCAGCTCGATGCCGCGATCGATTATCTGGTGACGGTACCGCCGCCGCCGCCGGTCGGGCCCGACCCTGGCGTTCGCGAGGTGTGGGACGAGGGGCTATGGGACGCGGCGCGCTGGGATCAGCCGACGCCGGCGGTGGCGCCGGTTCGCAACACGCGCTGGCTTTCGATCGGCAAGACCGGGTTTGCGCACGCGCCGATCGTGCAGATCACGGTGGCGCAGCAGGCGCTGCCGCAGGTGGAGCTGCTGGCGATCGGGGCGACGTACGAGAACGCCGGCATCAATGTGTGAGGGATAGGCCATGGCTATGAGCCGTGAGGATATCATTCAGGCGTTGCTGGCGCAGTATGGCGATAGCGGCGGTCTCGCTGGCGGCGGTCTCGCCGGCAGCTCTGCGCCGAGCGGCGATCGTGGTGGGTTCTCGCTCGGCCCGCAGGGGCCGTTCAGCGACGTGCAGGTCGATACGTCGCTGGCGCCATCGGAGTCGCGGGGTCCGCCGGGACCGTTCAGCGGCGTCAATACTCCGGCTGATCTCGGGCCGGTGGTGTCGGCGCCTGCGCCCTCGCCGACGGCTGGCATTCCTGCGGCGTCAGCGCCCTCGCGCGGAGCGCAGGCGCCTGATTCCTTTGTCA